CAAACTCAGACTTGTCATAGTTCCAGAAACCTGCTACCTTACAAATTTTTAACTTGAAGTTAGCACCTTCCCATAGATCAAAAGGATTGATTGGTGTCTCATCCTCAAACTCAGGCTGCATTGCAGCAGTGATCTTATCATAGATCTTCTTACCGAATTTGTATAAGAATACCTTACCCTCATTCTCAGGGTGTGCAGGATCACGAACGACTTGGATGTTAGTGTAGTAAGATAGCTTACGCTTCTGCTTACGTGCTATGTCCTTGTCGGAATCGATACCAGAGTTCCACAACTTGCGATTGACTTCACCTACTGGATCTTTCTTGTTCACTGTGGTCAAGGAGTTTTCGATGTACCATCCTCCTGGACCTTGAAATGCGTGGGAGTATACCTTTGCCCACGGTAGGTCTTCACCATCTGGTGCTGGTAGGAAACGAATTACTGCGTAACCGTTACCAGACTTATCGAGTTCTGGTTTCCAGAATCTCTCGTCTGCACCTGGACCTTGCTTGTTTAACTTCTCTGCTTCTTTTACTAGACTCTCTAGTGATGAACCAGAACGCTTCTTAAGTGTCGAAAATGACATTAGATTTAGTTAGATTAATTGGATTAGATTTAAAAGGGAGGACAAGTCCTCCCTAGTATTTAGGCTAGTTGAACTGCCTGTTTGGGACATAAATTAATGAATTTATATCCTCATTTTCGGTGTCCTGTGGAAGGAACCTGTGCTTTGAATCAGGGTGATTCCAAGGGAAGAAAGCACGATGCTTACTTCCTAGACTTGATATGTTTATCAGTCTAGTCTCAAGACTCTGCAAGTGCGTAGAGAAGAAAGAAAGTCTCTTACTCTCTAGTGATGCTTTACCCTGAGGTATAGGCAAACTAATGAGGAAGTGTACTGGCTTGTCCTCTTCTTGTGCACGCTCTGCCAAGGATAGAATAGATGCTATCCGTGGTTCAAAGTGCTGCACTTGAACGTAGAGACATAACTCATCATCATTGTTATAGAATGAATCAAACCATTCTAAATCAGGACGAGATTCCACGTAGATGTTAACCGTATGCTGATTGTAAGTTCTGTATCTTACACCATCAGTAACACCATTCTTATAGGTGTACTCAGCATATATTTTACTAGCGATCTTGTCGTGATAGTAAGAAGTTAGATGAGCACCTAACTCCGAAACAAGATCTTTAATACCATCAAAGGTATAGATCCTTTCAAGGTTAACAATTTGTCTCGCTGCTGACTCAACGTCATCGGGAGAGGTATTAGTGTGAAATACTTCGACACGATTGTTAGACTTGGTAGCAAATTTAATCTTTGCTGCCTCGTTGTCAAATCGTACCCCTTGCATCATCCAACCTGGTATGGCTAGGTAGCGAGGGTCAGAAGCACCACGTCTATGTTCACCGTTGACAGTTTCACCTGTTTCAACGTCATAGTATACAAAAGAACCGATCTTAGGATCAATTCCTTTGGTTTCAATTTCTCTTACGAGATCTAGAACACGTGAGGCACTGAACTTATAACGACCTGGATTCTTCCAACTGTTAGGAGATTCCTCCCACAGTCTCATCTTAGGATCACCTACCAAATGCACACCAGGTGTGAAGTAAGTGGACGCAAGATATGTCCAGTTGTCAGGGTCACAGTACTCAGTCTTCCAGTAGTCACATAGGAAATCTTCCTGTGACTGGGGAATCCCTAAGGATTGTGCGATTGTCATCGTAGAAATAAATTATCAGGTAACGACAAACTAATTATAATACTCTTCTCCCAAGTTGTCAAGTAATTGCTTTCGGATCTCCCAAGTTTGTCCTGAAGTGCTACCAAGACAGGGGTTGATGCAATCCTTATCGAAGTGGGTATTGCATACCAAACCTGCTAGGTCGTGGGGATCACCGACCTTACCAGTCTTCCAGTAGTGTTGTCCATCTATCCACGTTGCACCACATACTGTACAAACCCTCATCACATCTCCGCTACCGTTTTCTTTAGTGCTACGATCATTGTATCAATATTATTAAAGACCTCAGATACACTCACGTTGTCAGGGATACCGACAGCACTCATAACCTTACGAACATCACTAGCCATCTGTTTTGCAACAGGGTCATCCTTCTTACACAATTCTACACGTGCCCAAAGAACTCTCTGTTTCTTTAGAAGTGTCTCTACTATATCAATGTACTCTTCCTTCTCTTCAGCATCAAGTTCTGGAAATGCCATCGTCATTTGTGCTAGACGATCTTGCAATCCATTAATGTATTTAATTTCTTGTTGAACAAATTCAGAATCTTGGAAGCTCATATCAAAAAGTTAGTTTAGCACGGGAGGTTCTTTTCATAAAGTTCAGACGCTGTGCATCGAACTTAAGTTTCTCTTTAAGTGGTTTAGAAACTAGTTTATTAATAGTATCTAACTCAATACCATTTGTTTCACAGAAGTGAATGATAGCATCGATATAATTCATATCGTTGTTATCAGCAACTAGTTTTTCAATCTCGCCAGCAAATTTTGTAGCAGTCATAAATTTAGATTCAATTTCATCAGGTGGCTGTGGCATAATTCATTCCATATTCTTCGATGGCCGCTTTAAGATTATGATAATGAGTTCTTTTGTCAGTAGTCTTAACTAACTGACACTCACCATCTTCACAAGCAACAAGAACAGCGAACTGTTCTACCTCGATACCATATATTTCATAGAACATATAGCCATAGGCACACATCTGAGTGAAGTATCCATCCAGAATGTTCTGTCTCTTAGGTGACTTTGATGTCTTGAAATCAATGACGGATAGTACTCCATCAAGTTCAGCAATAATGTCAACCTGACCTGCGATCTTTAAAGTGTGAGACCATAACATAGACTCGACTAGTCTAGGTCTATCTATTCTATCTATAACAGACTGTGAAGTGCGAAACATCTGTACAGGTAGAGGAGAATCTTTATGATTCTCTAGGTCTAACCTATTCATAATGTAATCTTCACAGATAGCGTGAAAGTTGGTACCTCTGGTACAAGATCGCTTAGTGACACGATCTGCTTCCTCTTTACCAACTTTCTTACGCCACTTGTTAATGATGGCTTTCTTTTTCTTTTGATTAGATAGTACTGTAGTGACTGAAGGATAATGTTCATCCTCCACAGCGTAAAGGCGTTTGCCTTCCACCATTTGTCTCTTCAAGTTTACCGATTCAATTAGTTCAGAATGATCAAATGTTTTCATCATAACCTTGGTTGATCTTGGAGACCAGATACGATCTAACCAGACCAGACCTCACGATATCCTCAAGACCGAATTCAACCTTGCTGAATTCAGGCATACCATTAAGGATCTGCATAAAATCTAGAATGCCAGTGCGTTCTGTGACCTTAAGTAGGTCAGACTGGCTAGCGTCACCAGCAAAGAAAATCTTGCTGTTCTCACCAACCCTTGTCATTATACTATCTAACTCGTGAAAATTCAAGTTCTCGAATTCATCCACGATTATAATAGCATTATCAAGAGTCGTACCCCGTAGAAAAGAAGTAGACCAAAAACTAATCGTCTCCTGTCTTTGGAGGTCATCGTAAAGCGAGTCAAATTCTTTGTCCGTATACATTGAGAACATATGCTTGACCATATTCCTGTAAGGAATCTGATACAAATATGATTTGTCCTCGTGGGTGCCAGGTAAGAACCCTATCTCCCTTGTAGGAACTAGTGACCTTACAATGTATATTTTCTCATAAGGAGTGCTTTCTGTCAAGACCTCCTTCAATGCTTGATACAAAAGGCAGAATGTCTTACCTGTACCAGCACATCCATAAGCTACTAGATTCTTTCCAAGTGCGTACTGTTCCCACAAAGATTCTTGTGCAGGAGTCAGAGGTTCTATTGGTTTTAATAGTTCTGAATTAATAGGCTTAGTACGTTTCATCTGCTTAGTGGACAGAGTGGATACGGATTTTTTACGTGGCATTTAGTAGTATTTGTATGGTTTAACGTTGGCACCAGGTTCTTGACTTACTTTATGTAAGACTTCGTTCCATCCACCATCGGTTTTCATTCGCCAATCACCTACTTCACCTGCGGATGCACAACCCTTAGACCAGTCTTTATCCCAGTCAGGGTTCTCTTCTCTCCACTCTGCGTAGGCTTTCATAGACATAGAGAGTTCCTTTTCCTCTCCAGTCTTACTATTTTTTACAGGATAAGTAGGCATAATTTATTTAGTCCTCATCCTCAAGTCCAAGTTTAACACGTTCACGATGTTTGTCCTCCTTGATACGGTTTTGATCGGTGTTTGCTGCTTCATCATAGACTTTCTTGTTTGCTTTAGAAAATCCTTGTTCCCAAGGCATAAGTTCTTGAGAGTCAGAGAGATGAATAGCATCACCAGAGGTAAGACCTTTCATCCCTGCTCTTCGATCTAATTGACCTTGTTTATCCTCGGACTCCATCTTTTGATTGTACTCATACTCTTCACGTGGAGTGATAGGTTTGTCTGAGTCAACCTTATCAATGTGGAAGTCAGTCGAACTATCTCCTAACATCTTAGGAGTTCCAACTATCTTACCATACTTTTTAATATCTTCATCAAAATGACTTCGTTGCACCTTACGTTTGTCTGTGATCTTGAACCCAGTCTTACCAGTATCTTCATCACTGTCCTTCCAAGATGCAGGAACAGGTGGTTCAAAGTTTTGACCTCTCTCCTCTACTGGTTTAGTTTCATTATCCATATCAGGATAGCTAGGGAAAGATTCAGCAGATTTATGTGCTGCATACCTTAACTTACCTGGTACCACGTGTAGATTAGGATTCTGTCTTAGGAAATCTTCTCGTTGCTCTAGCGTCAAGAACAATTCCCCAACAGATTCATTATCTTTATTAGCAAATTCGTAGAGGGGCATCAGAATTTCATTACTGTAATGTATCTAGGTCTGTGTGCTGCTGTAAGAGGTGGTCTAGCAGAGTGTGGTATCCTTCCATCGAATGATACTACTCGACCTGGTTTAGGTAGGACTGCCTTAGTGATCTCATCATTAAGATCATAGAAGATAGTCTCACCACCCCAGTCACGGTTCCATTCATCATTAAGATAAAACATTACCGTACGATTCTTAGGACTCACATTGTCTACGTGTGCCTTAGGACGGTCTCCAGAGCGTAGAAGATTTGTATATACATTTGGTAAGGATTCATATGGTGGCACCTTACAGACCTTTGTAAGTGCCTCATACAATGCCTTGCATAAGTCTTCGTCTTCTTTGTCGCAACTAGGATCACCTTTATGAATACGTGTCCAGTATAAATCTGATGCACGCATTGGATCCATTGGATCGTGCTGCATCATATCCTGAATGTATTCAGATCTAAAATTGTTTATCTCTTCTTCACTTCTATCTTGTGCTAGAAAGTGTCTTGCTTTATCGCAAGCATCAGCATCATTAGCTCGCTGCAATGAATAGAAACCTTGTGAAAGATATCTAAAGACAGATGATAATGCTTTTTTATCTAGAACATCATCCCATACTTTAATATCATTCAACCAGTCCATCCTAATGCCTCCGATACTATAGGAAACTGTGTACGAAATACATCCTTACAAGCATTGGCAATATCCATATGCTCTTTCTGTGTACCGTGACCACTTCTCAATTCTATGTAGTGTATCCAAGACCGAACACTACCTGTCATAAAGAGTCGGGTAGGGGTAGCTAAAGGTAGTACAAACCGTGCACATTCCTTAGCAACACCATCCTTTAACATATTCTGATACAACTTCATACCTTCTTTGAAATGTTGTTGCATCTTTCTATTATAATGATTCACCTTCCTCTGATCCATATCATCAGTAGAATTCTGACGGTTCTTCAAGTCTTGCTTACGCAATTCAGGAAGTGGAATGGTATCACCCAACAAACTACTATCAGCATAGCGTTGCGAGAACTCTTGATATGTGAAGCTACGGTGCCTCAGTATCTGAGCAGCAAGACCACGTGTAGTGTTAATCTCCAATGTCATATGTGCCTGTTCAAATACAGACCAATGACCGTGCTTAATACAATACCCTA